GGCGGGGATCCCCGTGATTTTTCGGTTGATTCCGTGCTGGGGAGAGGGTCTCGGAGATTTTCCGCTGGGGCTCGTTGGGCAGAGGGGTGAAGATGCTCCCGAGGGTTATGTCCTGTTGCACAATGTCCGCAACGAGGATTGGTTGGACTGGTGGGAGTCTCAGGTACACGGGGGGGTCCAGGTGGTCGGAATGAGCCCTGCGACCGAGGCCATCAGCAGAGAACTGGACCGCCAGAGAGATCGAATGATCATCGCAGCGGGCGGCTGAGTAGGAGAGGGTAGGATGTCAAGATGGCCAGACGGTTGCTTCTACACATTTGCTCCTGCGGGATGAGACATGCCCTCGGCAAAGCAGATCTGTTCATCGCCCAAGCGGACGAGGAGCACGGTGCCCCCGAACCCTGCGCCATGTGCTACAGGTGCAAAACAGTGATGAGCGTTACGTTACCCGAGGGGTGGCGGCGTTCATCCATCCCGGTCCTGAGGAAGTGGCTCCTGAGGCAGTCCATCCTCGTACTCAGCCAGTGGTTACAGCGGGGGATCCCCACAAACAGGAGAGAAACGTCATGCCCGTGACAGACGTACAGGCCCTGATCGACAACCGTGTCGCTGCCATCGAACAGTACCATCAGGACGCCCATGTCCCCCGTGCAGAACTGGACCTGAGCGGCGGACTCGACTCCGCTGTGATGGCTGGCCTCCTGACACTGGCGGTCGGCCCTGAGCGGTTGACCCTCGTTCACTCCCGCATCGACACCAACCCGAAGCAGACGGCCAGGGCGCAGGCGCTGGCCGATGGGCTGGGTGTTCCGATGGCCAATGGGGATTACACGAGGATCTGTGATCACCTGATCAAAGAAGCTGTCAATTCGTTGGTCAATGGGGTGAACAGGTTCAGCAATGGCCCTACCTCCGTAGCCCATTCCCCAGGGGAATCCTTTCGTAGGGAGATCCAGGAACGGATTAACAAAGATCCCACGATTATCGGCTCCATTCGTTCCTGCCTGCGGGCACCCATCGGACGTGCGTGCAACCGGCTGATGGGTGGGGGCATCCGTCACGGGACGGGGAACGAGTGCGAGGACCGCTTCCTGCGCTACTATCAAAAGGGTGGCGACGGCGAGGTGGACACCAATCCCCTGGCGATGCTGTCCAAGACCGAAGTGTTCCAGTTGGCCTGGGGCCTGGGAGAACGGTTCCCCAAAGCCCGACAGGCGTACATCGACACCATCAAGGCCAAGCCCTCGGCAGATCTCTGGGGGACCGGCGACGATCACAGCGATGAGACCGAGGTGAGACGGTGGCTCAAAGTACCCTTCACCTACGGAAGCATCGACCCGGAGACCGGGAGGGTCACATCTTTCGGCACCATCGAGCGGGTGTCCCGGTTCCTGGACAACAGCATGGGTGGCCACCCCGTCCGGTTCCCCCAGCAGATCCTGTTCGGGAACGCAGAGATCCACGACGGTCTCTGGCGGGAGATGGCGGACTTCTCCCAGGACGATGGGTTCTTCCCCTGGGAAGACTTCACCCCGGTAGAGGTGGTGAGCTTCCTGATGGCGGCACGCTATGCAGAGAAAACCACCCGACACAAACTCAATCCTAATATCCCCACGTTGGGGACTCGACAGGAACTCGTGGAGCAGGGGCTCCTGAGTAACGAACTCACACTGGAGGAAGAATCATGCGAGTAGATCTGTTAATTGTGGACCCCCAAAACGATTTTTGTGTGGCGGACGATGGCCATGGTAACAGGGGTGCCCTTGTCGTTCCTGGTGCGGATCAGGACATGGCCAGGGTTGCAGCCCTGATCCGCCGTATTGGCCACAAGCTGAACGACATCCACGTCACGCTTGACAGTCACCACGAGGTGGCCATCGAACGTCCAGCGTGGTGGAAACGGATCGGGGACGGGGCACATCCTGAACCTTTCACAATCCTGGGCATCCACCCAGACGGAAAGCGGATCGTCAAGTTTAACGCCGACGCCGCCGGTCTGCACCCGACCGACGAGGAGTACACCACGGCGATGCCCAGCTTCCTCCACCAGGGTGGGCCGACTGGAAAGGGCTCATTCGGGTACCTTCAGGCGCTCGCAGCTAATGGGCGCTACCCGCACGTCGTGTGGCCGATGCACTGCCTCATCGGGGATTGGGGACACAATGTGGTCCCGGAACTTCGGCAGGCACTGAAGGAGTGGTGCCTTCAGGGGCCGGGCACTGTGGAGTACGTGACCAAAGGAAGCAACCCCTGGACGGAACACTTCAGCGGCGTCAAGGCCGAGGTGCCTGATCCCACCGACCCAACTACCCAGATCAATACGGGTCTCATCCAGAGTTTGGAGGAGGCTGACATCATCGCCGTGACCGGGGAGGCCCTGTCCCACTGTGTTGCTTCAACGGTTACTGACGTTGGAAGTTGCTTTTCTGATCCCAAATACATCAAAAAACTGGTGCTCTTGACCGATGCCTCCTCTAATGTCGCTGGTTTCGAGTTTCTCGGAGACCAGTTCATACAGGAGATGACAGCCAAGGGAATGCAACTGTCAGATTCGGTTAGCTTTTTGGCGTAACTCCAAGGAAGGCCAGGCATTTTTGAAGAGTCGAGTCCAGATTATGTTTAGCTTCATAGTCCCACACGATCAGGATACCAAAGCCTCGGTTACGCAGGGCATCCAGTTTGTGTTGTTCATAATCTCTTGCCTCTTGAACAGTACGTGTGGGACGAAACAAACACCAACCAATCTCATCGGGAGTTTGATCTGCACTGGGGTGGAAACGAGACCCATTGTATTCGATAACTCTTTTCAAGTGGGACTGGACGAAATCATATTTGTAGTATTTCCCTTGGAACCACACATTGAATTCATGTGTTCGGGGGGAGAAATAGCATTTTCCTTGGAAAGCCTTTGGCAACAGATCAAAAAGTGCAGTGAAAAAACGTTGGGCTTCAATCGACGATCTACCACTCAGGAAGGCAAGGCTAGGTACCCCGTAACGATCCAGCAAAGTTTTTCTGTATCGGGCAAGAGAATCAGGGTTTTGCATGAAATGGTCAACTCCGTATTTAGCCCGAAAACTTGCTCGTTGCCGGGCTTTAATTTCCGGGTCCTGGTTGACACTCCGAACGCCATATCTTTTCAGGCACGTTTGTTCCCTTTTTTGTTTTACGCCGGGATTTTGGAGGGGGTTGTCGACTCCATAGTTACGTCTAAATGTTTCTCTCTGTTTGGCCAGGACTTTGGGGTCTCTCATTGTTTTCTGACTACGAGACGAAATCCCTTCTCGAATACAAAGGCGGCAATGACCACCCCCTTTGTGTTTGAAAATCCTGAAGTTAGTCTCAGCAGTTTGTCTCCCACACGAACATTGATACGTCAACCGTTGATTACATCCGGTGTAGGTGTCTGTAATCAAGATGCATCCGTGTTCCGCAAAAAAGTCCCGGACCTCCTTCAGAGTGAAAGCCACTTTCCGCTTATGGGAGCAAGCTGGTTTACCTTTTCGGAGACGTTGTTTCAAGCCGTCCAAACTGATCTGAGCAATCTTTCCGCAGGAGCATTTGTACTCTATTGGAAGGTTGGCCTTTCTGTAAGTCGAGATGAGAAGAAACTTCTGCCGTGCAAAGAAAGCCACAATCTCATCCTGTGTCCAAGTTCTCCCTCGCATTTTTGTACCTCTGTGGCCAATTTAGATCGGAATAGACTCAACGGTTTCTTTACCACGATTGTCTCCGGACAGTCAAATCAAGGAGAGGACGATGCCTAAGTTTGCAGACATGAACCAGGATCTGGAAAAGCACACCATCGGAGGCACCCACTTCGGGTTCTCCGCCGCCAAGATCGGCAACCTCGGGGCGACCGAGTACACCCTGGCCACCCTTGTGGTCGACGTCAGCGGATCGGTCGGCTCGTACCGTCAGGAGATGGAAGGGGCCATCAAGATCTGCGTCCAGGCTTGCCGGAAGTCCGACCGGGCAGACAACCTGATGCTCCGGGTGCTCCTGTTCGACACGAACATCCAGGAGTTCCACGGCTTCAAGCCGCTGCCCGACTGCAACGAGGCGGACTACGACGGGTGCCTGCCTTACGGCCACACAACGGCGCTGTTCGACGCCTCCTTCTCGGCGGTCAAGGCGATGACGCAGTACGGAGCCGACCTGACGAAGATCGACTACGCCGTTAACGGTGCCCTGTTCGTCATCACGGACGGGATGGACAACGCTTCCAAGGCGACCTGCAAAATGGTGGCCGAGGCCATCGAGGACGCCCGCACCAGCGAGGCGCTGGAGTCCCTCATGCCGGTGCTCATCGGCGTGAACACCGACACAGGGGGCTTGAACCAGTGGCTGGAGACCTTCAAGAACGACGCCGGGTTCCAGCAGTACGTCGCCATCGGTGACGCCACCGAGGGTGCCCTGGCCAAGCTGGGCGGGTTCATCTCGCAGAGCATCAGCAGCCAGAGCCAGGCGTTGAATAGCGGGGGGCCGTCCAAGTCCCTTTCCTTTTGAGAACCCCGTCTCTTACCCGTTCGGGGATCATCTGAGTCTCGTCCTGAGTAGACAAGGTGAGGGCAGATGACCCCGAGGAGGTTTAGATGAGTTGGACGGCCTACGATAACCTCAAAAGGCGGATACGCAGACACGTGGGAAACCTCTCTGAGGAACAAGCTGCGGTGCTGAGTCTACAGTTTGAAGCGGAGAGCGATCCCACGGATCAGATGACGGCTTTGTTGGGGCACGACGGATGGTGGCCCCCGGAAGCGACGAGGTACATGCGACACCGAGTCGTCGTACACGGAACCCCCCACCGCAACAGGTGTTACCAGCAGCAATTGAACTTGCTCACCCGAGCCTTCCAGCCAGAGAAGGATGCGGTGATCCGGGTGCTGGACTTCGATTTCAGTTTTCCCGGTGCCTCTCATCAGTGGTGCCCGGCTGGTTCCCGCCCCACCCCCGAGAAAGTCCGAGGACAGATTTCCCCTCTGCGCTGTGACGTGGAAATGACCCCGGCGCATCTGCATGATGGGTCCGAGGATACCCCCGAAGTTTGGCTTGTCCCTGATCCTACTCCTTCGCTGGAACCAGGGGGTAACAAAGTCCGTCACGTTTACTGGTTTGCATACCGGGAGGAGGCCAATCGTTTCAGTGCCCGCTTTGGCCTCGAATCCAGAGCGTATTTCATCACCCACTGTGAGATTGTTCGTGCAGGAGGTACTCCACATGCCTGACTCCAAACACCCGATGCAACCGATGTTCCTCGATGAGGATGGTCGACCCCGGTTTAAGGCGAACAGCCTCGTCCGGTATATGCTGGACGCCGGGGGGCTGGACCTGAGCGGTCTGAGGATGCTTCCGAACATCCCCCAGGAGGATTGGGAGCAATTTTACCAACTCATTGGGTATCCCCTGTCCGGTTTTGAGGAACTGAGCTTCGTCGGTGAAGACGCCATCATGGAGGCCCGGAAGTTAGCGGACGACCTCAAGGTAAGGAAGGGGCCGGACGGGGCCGTGGACCGTAGCGATGTGTCCTCCGACGACCTTCGTGCCGAGTTCCTGAAGCTGGGTGTACAGATCACCCTAAATCTCCACCCAATGACCATCTATATGCAGTGCAACACCATGCGCTTCATCTGGAAGGAACTTCGGCGCAGGGGTGGAGCCGAAGAGGACCCCAGTTGGGAGGACATCCAGGAAGCCACCAACAAGGCCCACGGGCTGGGGGTCTGATGTTGACAGCACCCAATCGGGAGATCCGGTATCAGTTTGTCCGGCGAGCGAATGCTCTCCTCGTTCGGGCACAGGCAAAGGAACAGGGGCTGATGCCCGAGATGGATGCGCTGGATGCTGACTACAAGGCGCAGGCTGCTGCGGGGTGGAAGGACTGGGAAGAGGAGACCCTTCTCCATCTGAAAATGCTTCGCATCCACGTGGGGAGGGTCTCCTAATGCACGCTGACTACTACTTCACCATCGGGAAAACCCACGAGGTTTGTGAGGACTACGCCCGTGCCGGGGTCATCCCGAACGGGCGGGTCTACGGCATCGTGGCCGATGGCTGCTCCTCTTCCCCGGATACGGACTTCGGTGCTCGTTTCCTGACGATGGAAGCCCTGAGCCAGATTTCGTGGGACGCCCCGCAGTTTTCGCCTCAGTGGCTCGTGGAAACCACCCGGAGTCAGGTGTTGCCTCCGCTTGCGATGGAATGCCTGGATGCCACCCTCCTCGTTGCCTACGAGATGGACGGTGTCGTTCATGTGGCAGTCACAGGCGACGGGGTTGTCGCAGGTCTCAAGCGTGATGGCAGTCTGGTCATCTGGGACATCGACTACGAGGGACGCCCCGGTTACATCTCCTACCTCCTCGACCGATCCCGGTGGGACCGCTATGTGAAACTTGGCTGGGCCAACCGGGTGGTCACCCGGATCGAGAACGGGCAGATGGAGATGGCCGAAACGACCACAGAGGCCGTTACCAGGGAGATCCTTGATTGGCGACTCGAACTAGACGTCGCTGAGTATCAGGCGGTCTTCCTCATGTCCGATGGTGTCCACTCCTTTCAAAAGCAGCCTCCCGGTCAGGGGATGGAGCCGATCCCCATGCCCGAGGTGGTCGCACAGATCACTGGCATCAAAAACGCTGCGGGGTCCTTCCTCCGACGACGGTGCAATGCGTTCGAGAAGCGCTTCTGCCTGAAGAACCACTGGCATCACGACGACGATCTCGGCGTGGCCGCAATCTGGACGGGGGACGTATGCAGCCAGCAAGAATAGATGAAACACGAGGGTGCTGGTGTGACCACAACGGGGTTACCTACCCCATCCCGGACATCTTGTACGTGGAGGATCCAGAACACCGCATGGATGGTGCCTGGACCGTCAAGGTGATGATCGAACCTGTTGTTGTGATGAAATCCAAGGTGATCTGGATTGAGACGGCAAATCCACACCACGCCTGGGACATCTGCTTGGCTCTGCGTCAGGCCCGGACGAACTTGGCCGTCGAGCGGAGCAAAGGATCCCTCTGGGGTCCGGTGTCCTCCGTGAACGGTGACACATGAGGAAGGACCAAAGGAAACCGTGTGGGTTCGCTCAGAGGGAAGCCCTGGGGAAGTCCTACGACGACGATCCTCGGTGGAGGAAGGTCAACAAGTTGCGTGATGAGGGGAAGAACAGCGAGGCCAACGGTCTGGTTATGCAGATCAGGATGTCATGGGGGCTAGAGTGAGCGCAGACTACTATGCCAGGACGTACCTGGGTTTTGAGGTGGCGGAAAAGGAACTGTGGATCCCTGAGGAGGAGGCCCTGAAGATGTGTCCCCGGCACCACAAAACGCCTGCCGTGATGGAGGGTGACTTCTGCCCCTTCTGCGGTAACCGTCTGAGGGTGCTCCAGGACAACAAGATGTCTCCAGCGATAAAGATTCTCTACGAGCGCTGTCGGGAAGACGAGGATGAGGGGGACTTCTGGGAAGATCTCTGTAATGATGGGGTTGGGGCGGAGCACATCCTTTTTCATCACCTGGATGCAGTTCAGGACAGCGAACCGGACCCTTTTCCTGATGAGGGATTGACCGGGATCGCCATCCTTCTCCGTGAGGTCGGAGAAAACAATCCCTACGACGAGGCTACCGCCCCGGTGACCATGGCAACGATGCAACGTCTGGTCATGATGTTCCAGGAACTCTCCATCGCCATGTTCGGTGAGGAACGGGAAGTCAA